TTGCAAGCCGACAAACTATTGGAAACTCAGATTGAAAAAGAAGAGAAACAGAATGTCTGGTATGTCGCTAATCCGACTATATCGACTTTTGAAATTCCAGTAGCTTCTCGCAGTTTAGCCACAGCAAGCAATAGTGAAGTTCGAGATATTCTCGATAAGAATTGCGTTGCGGTTAATGTTCGAGCTAATGGTCGTTCAATGACTCTGCGTGGAATCTTTGTTACTGCACAAAAATTGTTGCTACCTGCTCATGCGTTCGCGCACGTTACAGCACAATGTGTAATTAATGTCATTGATTCTGATGTCACTAAGACACACAACACCAATTACGAATTCACACTCAACAAACAAGATTTGGTTGTAATGCGTGATATGGATCTCTGTATGATCGAAGTGTCAGGTGTACCACCAAAGAAGAGTGTCTTAAAATACTTTCTAGAGGAGGAAATCTGCCCGTCAAAAGGCTTCGAACTTATGCGTCAAACGGATGGCACTTTGGATTTAATTCCATTTTACAATCTGCAGAAGGAGCTTAATGTTCCTGTTGCTGAGATAAATAGTGTTGTCGATGTATATATTGGTACTAGTGCGCAGGAAACTGCACCTGGAATGTGTGGATCGCTTTGTGTTGGAACCACACCGAGAGGTCCGGTCATCATGGGCTTGCATCTTTTAGGCCTTGGCAATAAAGTTGGTTTCTTATGTGTCAAATTAGCGCATGTTGAAGCTCTGATGAAACATCCAAATTTCCGAAGTTTGAATGTCCAAGGTGGTGGATCTCCTATGCTTAGTTGTTCTAAACGAAAGTATACAATCCAGCCCTTGCACCACAGGAGTCTTCTTAGATATCTACCTAAAGTAAATGCCAATGTTTATGGCACATTAGATGGATTTCGAGGAAACCAACGCTCTCGGGTGTGTGCAACGCCCTTGCAAGAGCAAATCTTGGTCAAATACGATCGCGAAGTAGCTCATGGTGCTCCCTTTTTAGGAAGCTATCATGGAGTTAAGCAAAATGTGGAGCACATGGTTAAACCCCAAAACAATTACAATAAGATGTATTTACGGAAGTGCGTTGAAGCGTACACCAATGATATTATCAAGGGTTTGCCTGCTAAAAGTTTGAAGGAGTTGATTCCTCTATCTACACATGCTGCTATTAACGGTTTACCAGGTGTCAAATTTATTGATGGTATAAATCGTTCTACTTCAATGGGCTTCCCTTACAATACAACTAAGAAGCAATTTTTGGTTGAATGCAAGAGTGAGGAATACCCTGATGGTGTCACATACACCCAAGAAGTTTTGGATGAGATGGATGTTATTGAGAAGCAATACGCACAAGGTTTGCGAGCATATCCAATCTTTTCTGGACACAATAAGGATGAGGCTGTACCCATAGCCAAGGTCCTCAGTAGGAAGTGTCGGCTTTTTGTCGGGGCACCGGCTGCCTGGTCAACTGTTGTTCGAAAGAAATTACTACCTTTTGTACGAGTAGTGCAGAAGAATCAGTTACTCTTTGAAGCTGGACCTGGGCTAGTGTGTCAATCCCGTGAGTGGGATAATGTCTACAAGTATTTGACACAGTTTGGTTTACACCGAATCATTGCTGGAGACTACGGAAAGTTTGACAAGCGTATGTTAGCTGATTTTATATTGGCTGCTTTTGACATCATTGTTAACATT